CTTTGCAGCTCCTCAGCCGCTTTAAGGCGTTGCGAAACCGGTTTCGTGCGGTCGCCAACTGCGGCGGCCTGGATGCGGTAATTCGCCACGTCCTTGTCCGACTGGGGGCCTTCCATGCGGGGAACGTTGGCGGTGAGCCAGCCCGACAAGGTGTCAAGCTGCGATGCGATGTCCGCGCCTTTATTGGACTCCCCGAAAAACCCCTGGGCCGCATCGTAGAGCGAGCCGGCACCACTGGCAGTCGGCCCCGCCTTGAGCAGTTCTATTGCCCGGGAAACGCCAGCGGTAAGCTGCCCATAGCGCTTGGAGTCGGCGGTTTTGGAGGTATCGCGCACCACGTCAGCTTTTGCGGTATCCACAGCTTTAGCTTCATTGGCCTTTTGCACTGCCGCTTCGGCCGCAGACGGGCCGGCCGCGACATTGCCCGATGGGACGGGGGTGCGCTGCGCCTGGGCCTGCAAGTCGGCCAAATGAGACTGGAGCGCGGCACGGGACGTGGCGTCCAGCGGCTTCATGAGGTCGTTCTGCGTTGCTTTGATTTCGCGCTGGATTGCCATCGGGTCGGCGCCCATCCCGCCCTGTACGGCCGTGCGCATGCCTGCTTCACCGCTTGGCTGAGATACTGCGGCCTCATTGGAGTACTCTTCTCGACCTGTTGCGGGGTTGTAGACCTTGATGGGCTTGTACCCCGCCTGAGCGCGTTGGTAACCTCCGAAAGTCTCCATCGCTCCCTGTGGAGCGGAAACAATTGGCAGGCCATCAGGACCAATGCGGACCATGGACGTTTTGCCGTCCTGCGACACGTTCAGTTGTGGCAAGTAGCCGGCACCGAGACGGTTTTTGTCGTAGGCATAACCGTTGCTGACCTGCATGTCTGGCGTGCCGCGCTTGGACACCATCTCGGCAATCCCCTTGCCGCCGTTGAAAACGAGGTCATATTGCAGGGCCTCTGGCGGGATACCGTATTGCTTGGACAGCGCTTCCAGAGTCCCGCCCTGCTGCCCGCCACCCAATGGGGTCGGCTGGGCTCCAGGCGTGGCGGCGCCAAGCTGTCCAGGGGCGTCAGATGTGCCGGCTTGCGGCAGGTTCTGCACGCCGTAGGGTTGCGCGGGCATGTATCCAGCGCCCTGCGGCTGACCGAAGCCCAAAAGCCGGTTTTGCATGTCCATTTGGCGCTGGGACATTAGCAATTGCTGCTTGCGCATGTCTGCCTGGCTGCTGTTCTCATCAATCTGAGACTGCACCAGCTTCGTCTTGAGTTGGTTCTGCTTCTGCGCATCCATGCCCTGCATGGCCATTTGCACGCGCTGCCCCACGCTCATCGGAGTAGGCGAGTACCCGCCGGCAGCGAGCAGGCCCAAGCCTAAGCGTGCTTCGTCGGTGTTCAATGCGTCAAGGAGTCCCATTGTTCTTATCCTTTAAAACCCGCCATCGCCACCACCGCCGCCACCACCACCGCCGTAGTTGTTGTACTGGTTGGAGCTGTTTTGCAGCCACCACCTATACATTTCGTCCTGAGCGGGGTTCGTTGCCGGCGCAGCAGCGGCCTGGGCCTGCGCGGGTGGATTAATCCCGCCGTTGGCGAACGGGTTGTTCGTCACGTTCATATTCGTGCCGAGGCCGTAGCCGTAAGCGGATGAACCCGAGGAGCCCTGAGAGCCTGACATGCCAGTTTCCGCGCGGAGCTGGGCCAGCTCACGCTCCATGCCGGCCTTGTCGCCAGACATTGCAAAAGGGATGCCGTATTTTTCGCGGTGCTGGGCGTCCAGGCGCTGATAAGCGCGGTCATAAGCGCTCTGATCGCCGCCGCCACCTGCGCCGCTGTTGTTGCCAGCACCAAAACCTAGATTGCCGCCGACGTTGAAGTTAATGCCTGCCGGCCTGGCCCGTGGGTTCGAGCGGTCAAATCCAGACTGGCCGCTAATCTGCCCAAGCAGGCTTGGAACCAGCGCGTTCGTATAGGCGTTGCCTTGCGAAAGCTGCCCATACGCCTGTTGTTGCTGCGCGTTGAACGGGTTTGTCTGGTAGTAGTTTTGCAACTGCTGCCCGGTCGTGATCTGCTGACGCAACCATGGATCAGCTGCCGACCATGGGTCTTTAGAAACGGTTTGCGTTTGCGTTGGCTGGCTACCGCCACCGTCCGAAAGAAGGCCGCCAACAGCGCCAATGAGTGAACCCCAGGGCATATCAATGCTCCTTAATCAGTGTGTGATCGACCTTCTCAGGGTCTGTCTCGTCGGTGGCATGGACACAAAACCACACCACATCCGTAAGAGATTCGACGGAGTGAACCTTCCCGGCCTCGATCAAGATGCAGGCCGGGCCATCAACACGCCGAGCCACGCCATCAATTCGGACCAAGACAGACCCGCGCCCAAGAATGGACAGGTGGTCATGCTTGTGTACGTGCTTGCTCACGATCTGGCCGGCGGGAATCTCGGTTTCCTTGGCGTACACACCTCCGCCAAAGTGGTGAAGGATTTTCAGGTCTGAAAGTTGCATGTCAGCCTGCCGAGTAAGCGGATGGGTTGTTATAGGACTGGCCGCCGTAGCTGTAGCCGCCATTACCATTCGTCTGGCCCGAACTCGGGAACCAGCTATTCCAGAGCGAAGAGCCTAGTTGCGCTCCGCCGATGGCGCTTGTCAGGGGGCTTGTGCCGCCTGACTGTGAGCCCGTTCCGGTGGAAGTGCCGTAGCCCTGCCCAATGCCGTTTGCCGTGTTCGCAAAGCCCTGGTAATAGTTCAATGGGGTGTTCTGGATCTGCGTTCCAAGACCCAGGTTCTGCATGTTGTTCTGGTTCTGGAAATTCAGCAGATTCATGCCCGTGGCAATGTTTTGCTGGTTCTGGTTGAACTGGTCGTTATAGACGCCACGGTCAAACTGCTGGTCGAACTGGTAGTTGTTGGACCTCATGTCGTTTGCCTGACGGCCAAGAGAGGTCTGCAATTGGCGCTCTGCCTCTTGCTGCATCTGTTGGACGCCAGAGTTACCAAAAGACCCGGAGCGCACCATGGCCGAGGTGTAGGCCGGCGCAGTGGTCATGTTGTAGGCGCGGGTCGTATCCCCAAGTGCATCCGTGATGGACTGCTCCAGGTACGGATTGCTAAATCCCAGGTTTGCTGCCATATCAATTCCCTGTCAAAAATCTGCACTGGACCCACGTTCCCGGGGAGCCTCCAGTGACACATAAAAATCCGTAGATCACGTATTTGCTTGCGGCTGTCCCAAGCTCTGCGGGTGCGCTGTTGCGTATGAAGTCGCCCTTTGCATAGGTCCCGGTCGTCGGCGCTGCGATGGCCGCGTTGTCAATCGCGCTCATCTGGCCGTCAGAAAGCGCGTTCAACCGAGTGCACACAACTCTGAAAACATCCTTCAGCCGCAGGTTGAGAGACTTGGCGTATGGCGTGTCCGGGTTAAGCGGCAGAATGGGGTCGTTAACCGGCCTCATCGCCCGCCCGCCTCTACAAGCTTTGCGTCATATCCGGTTTCTTTATGGTCGCCGGTCATGTCCACGCGGACCCGGTGAAACCTGCCCGACTGGCGAACATCAAACTTTCCATCGTTAACCGCATTCGTTGGGCCCGTCGTGAGGCTGTCTCCCTCGTTCATCTTGAAAAACCCAGTAGCCGACGCCGTAGTGGGCGATTGCGAATAACGCACGCGAAACCGCTCTATATCCGTCACCACATCGTCATCACCCATATCGCTTGTGGTGAAGCTCGATGACGTTGATGGGCCGTTGAGCGATACAAGCTGATGCGAAGTGTTGAAATAGGCCGGCGTCTGGCCTCCAACAATCCAGAACTGCGAATCGAGCGGAATATTCGGCAGGGCGTCAATTGTTGCCGCGTAAGCGTCCAGGCCGTCGATAGTCACACCTGGGGCGATGTAGGCAAGTGGGGCCTCTATGGACCTGTCGTCACTTCCCCAGCGCTTCCTGAGGACGTGGTACACAAGGCACGAATCGCACGCTCCTGTTGAGGCCGCGGACGGGAAAAATACCCGCACCAGGTTGTGCTGCTTGTCGTAAACGACCTTCGTGCGATATCGGTAGGTTGCGCTGGAATTGTCTAAAAACCACTGCCTTACCTCACCATCACCAATGGGTGCCGGGCGAGTACCATCAAACAACCAGAATCCATCTGTCCCAACGATGAAATGTGCCCCTCCGATGTCGCAAACGGCCTCTTGTCCCACAGCGCCAGCCTCACCACCGGGAACTAGCGCCCATTGCCACACGACAGGAGTTCCAACAAAGGAGCCCAGAAAGATCGCCCGGTTTTTGTAGGCTACGACGTAGTCACCTAGCGTCAGTGCTGCCTGGATTTGTCCCTCGACTGCCACCAAACGGCCGGTTGTCGCCAAGGTCGTGACGGCTGGCGTCCAGTTGGTTTGATCCCCTTGGGCGCAGCACCACCAGCGGTCTTGTGACGTTCCGTAGGTTCCGTCAACGGTGTTGAAGGCAATGACAAAGTTATTCCCAGCACTAACGACGATCTTTGCCTTTGGTGCACCGGAAATGTCCGCGAAAGCCCCCGCCGTGGAGGACTGCATGGTATCCGCCAAATTAGAGGCAATAGTGGTATCGCCGAACTGGCAGAAAGACCACCGCGTATCCGTTCCACCGTTGTAATTCCCTGCCCTGCTTCGATCCGTCCAGGCCGTTCCAGCGAGTTCATAGAGCTTGGTGACGGTTCCAGAGAAAACCCTGCGCGTGCCGTCCAGTTTCGTCGCCACCACAGACCCATTGCAGGCTGCGGCCAACGCTGCGGCAGTCGTTGCCACGGCAGAAGGCGCGCCCTTGAACCCAGCCTCGAAAGGAATGATCCCAGAGCACGCCGTCATGATTCCCGGAGTATTCGGGTCGGCGTCTGGCGCAAAACCTTGCAGGGGAGTCATTAACCCGGCTCCACCGACAATTTAGAGCCCGAGAAGGCCTCATCACGCTCTGTTTTCTTGATGCGCTTCATCGCATCGTTGTATTTGTTCTCCCAAATCGGAATTCGGGTATCATTTTTTAAGTATGGTGCAGCCTCACAGAGGGCGGCGAAGCGCAAAATCTGCGGCTCGTTCTCGATAAACCAATTTGTGGTGTTGGCATCCGACAAAGCGGCCAAGCGTTTGTAATATCGGCCCTTGATCGTGAGTCCAGCCTCAGCAGCCGGCCCGAAAATCAGCGTATCGCCCTCGCGAGCGAAGAATTTCGGCGTCCCGGCACCTACGCGGCTGGGATATTGGGTGTAAATCCACTCCGGGTCTTTGCGGGAGAGCTTTGTTGCACTCGATCCGTCAACGTAGAGGAATTTCCAGGCCAAAAAACCGGCAGGAATGTTCACAACCCCATCCACAACCACCTCGGAAAATGCCACCTCCATCGCCCGGATGCGCAGATCGTTGTAAATCCTGGCCTCACCGTCCGCGATGAACTCAGGCACGATGCTTGCAAGGTCGGTGCGGTTGACCCAGGCGGCAACGGAGATTTTTAAACTTGCGTAGTCGGTAATCATCCAAGCCACCCGTAACGGTCAACGTCGATATAGGTCTTGCCACTCATTTCAAAAGGCAGCGGTGAGAACTTGCACAGCGGCGATTCATCGGGGATATGGACCACAATCCCTTTGCCGCGCGCAAGGCCAATCAAATATTCAGTGTTCGGCTTTTGGTAGCCATATTCCTCATCCGCAGCCATATCGACACCCCAGAGCGCGATCTCCTCGGCACCCTCATGAATCGCCAGGGCCAGCATGTAGGCCACAGACGAGTTGAAATAAGGCGCGCCAATGGTCTTAATCACATCGGTCAGTGGGTAAGGTTGGGCGTTAGGAATTTCGGGGCTTGCGTGCTGCATGTAGATCGGCCCACAGTCCAGCAGGCGCTCAAAGTAAGCAGTCCCGGCAAACATGCCCCGGACAATCCGGATGTCATGCATTTCAAAGAGACGGTCCATGCGAGGCCAGCTCGCGTTATCCCACGCCAGGCCCCACTTTTCCCACTCTGAGTCATCCCATGGCGCACGGTCGTGAGTACTTGGAGCCAAACCGACGATGGCGACTTTCAGGCCCATGACTGCTTTTTCTTTCCGATGGGCGTGCCGGGCATGGTCATGTGGGCGCGCTCATTCGACTGGATGTACAGCAGGGCTCGCTTTGCCTCTTCAGGATCTGCCGACAACAGGTCATAGCCCTCGTTCTTGAGCCTGAGCACGTCGCCCATGTGGATGCGCCCCACATGCACCAGATTTCCCTTGTAGCGGCCCGTCTCAGGCGCTGCATTGCGCTGCTGAGCATTCATGGCCAGCACAGCGGAGCTGTCATAGGATGTTTTAACGATCAGCGAATCCGCCGTTTCGTCGTAAAACGTCTTTTCGACCAAATCACTCATCCGCTCACCCCAACAAAGTGCATGCTGTAGGTGATCGAGTCCGCGTCACCGTGAACAGGGGCAACATGGATGCTCTGCGGCAGTATGTCTTTTGCAATGGTGTTGGCCGCTGCGGTCAAGTGCGGCGACACGCGCAGCACGGTGAGGCCAGTGCCTGTGATCGCGGCGGATGCCAATATCGTGTACAGCGCATCACCGTTCGGGCTCACGCCGCTAATGGTGAAGACGACTGAAGGGGTCGCGGTGACGGCTGTCACGTTGATGAAAAATAATCCCTGCCCCGATGCGCACGCAATAGTAGCGGGCGTCGGAGTGGCAGTGCGCGCCAAGCTTGGGAAAATCGGCTGTAGCTCTTTAGTCATTTAATGCCCCAAAAGAAAAAGGGACCCGAAGGCCCCTTTTCATGGTTTGCTTACGCTCAGTAATCGCCCAAGAAGACCCAAACCATGACCACCGTCCCGCTGATGGTCTGCGTCGCGTCCGCATCAACATCGGTCGTCGTGGCGTAGGCGGTGTTCAGGTAAACAGGCTTTGCGGTGCCTGTGCCATCAAATTGCGCAGAGGCGGCCAATGCCGCGCTCACGGCCGTACCGGGGGTATTGATGACCGTGGACGAGGTGAACGCAGTGGACGGCAAAACATCAACCATCGCGCCCGTGAGGGATACATTGGAAGCAGCGGCCGTGCCCAGCGAAATCGCACCAGTGCCGGAGTTCAGCGTGGTCAAAATCGCGCTGGTGGTCTTTTGCCGCAGCGTGGCAGTCGTACCCAACAACAGAATCCGGCCCTCGGGGAAGGTGAAGATCTTGGTGCTTTGGTACTCAGTTCCGTTCACGACGGCTTGTGGCACGTTGTCAAGCGTCAGGGTGGTTCGATAGAACGCCCCGAATTGCTCGTACTTGTGGCCGATGGAACCCGTAGCAGGCTGCGTGATCGTCGGAACGACCAGCGGCTTGTCAGTGACTCGGATCGAACCGAGGTTCTGCAGTGTTTGAAAACCCATGATGATTCCTAAAAAAGTAGGCCCCAAAGGGCCATTTGGTTGATTAGGAGGTGGTCAGGTCGTAAACCGCTGCATGGGCCTTTTCCTGGCACATTTCGAGCGTGTACTCAACCAGGATCTGCTTGCGCTCGGAGTCGCCGGTTTTGGCCAGGTCTTGCGTTTTGAAGTCGCGCAGGGTGGCGAATTTCACATATTCGGGGTCGAACATGTAAATCACATCGGCGGGGGCCTGACGGCAAGGGATGAATTTGACCTCGTTGCCCAGGGGGTCCACGTAGATGTCCACCGAGTTGACGACCTTCTTTGCATCGCCGTCGCTGGTCTTGGTGGAGCTGCCCGAGAACGCGGCCACCTTACGCTTCTGGAAAGCGTTCAGAATGCCCATCGTGGGGTTGCCGCCGTTGGTCCAGGCCAGTGCCAGGGCGGCCTCCACCTGGGACTCTTGCAGAGCCCGTGCTGTGCCGTCCGTGTGGATGTCGGTTCCGTTACCGGCAGAAGCGGTCGCGTCGGACGCCTTGTCGATATTCGTCTTGATCCAGGCCTGGGCGCCTGCGCACTCAGGGGGGGTCGTGTCACCACCAGCCACAGAGGCGAGGTTTTCCAGCAAACGGGACTCAACGTCACGCTTGAGTTCCTTCATGCGGGCCTGCATCTGGAACGCCATTTCAGAGCGGCGGCCGGCCTTGTCCACAGCTTCCTGCGTGCCGGTGACGCGTGCAACCTTGTCGGAAATCTGACGATAGTTGTACACGCGGGCCGTCACGGTGGAGGCGTCGGTAGTGGCGTCATCACCTTCAAGAACCTTGTTGGTCGCGCTCGCAGCGGTCAAGGCGTGGGTTTGCCATTCGTGCTTCGTGCCGGTTGCCTTGGTCTTGGGGATCTTGGACAGGAACGGCGTTTCAGCCGGGCTGATGTCGTAGATGATGTCGGAGAGGTCCTCACGGTTACCGACTGCGGTAAACGAGGTGAGGGTATTGCTTGGGAGAGTCATGATTTGTCCTTCGGCCTTTTAGGCCTTGCCAGTCGCAATCAGGTAATCGACCACTGACTGGCCGCTTCCCCCGCTCTTGCGAACTGTGGTTTTGAGGTTCTGGACGTTCGTCGTCTGCCGGCTTCCGGACTGCGACGTTCCAGGCTTGATAATCTTTGGCGCGGCCCTCACAACCTTTTCGGTCGCGGACGTGGCCGCCTTCATCTTTCGGTACAGCATTGCGTCACGAGCCAGGAGGACGGCTTTATGGTCGCGAAGACCATCAATGTCGGCATCTGAGTACCCGCGAGCTTTCAGGTCGGCTTTGATTTCCGCCCTGTCCTTTTCGACCTTTGTCGGATCATTCCACTCAGGAAGCGCGGCAAGTAGGGCTTGGCGTTCGATAACG